CCGTCGAACTCTGCCCACGCTGTTGCCGCCTCAGCCTTCTTAGCGTCGATCGCGGCAGCGAGTGCGCGAGCCTGACCAGTGAGGTCGGCCATTGTCATTCCTCCGTGTTTCGAGGTCGCGTGAGCAGCGCGAGGATGTGCTCACTTGGGATGGTGCCCTGCGTGTCACCCGCGTCTGCGGGCGAGTCTGTGGTCGCGCTCGCGCCCTCCGGGGCGGGCTGGCGCGGGTCCGGGACTATCTCGACGTCAGACGCGCGAGCGCCTCGGAGTTCCTCCGTCTCGAGACCGTCCTCGAAGATGCGGATGAGGATCGCGGGGTTCTCCGGCGTCGCCTCGATCGCGTTAGGCGATCCCTCGACTCCGAGCATCCCGTCAGTCATCACATGCTCGATGCGCCCGACGTAGGCGTCATCGCCGTCCGTCCAGCCGACGAAGGCGCCCTCGACTGCTTCCTCGGCGGTCGCCTTCTCGCCTATGCGCTCGAGCCGGGAGGCGGTGCCCTCCTCCTCGAGCCGGGCGGCGGTCTGCTCCGCCCACTCCTGCGTGCGGCGGGCTCCCTCGGCGTCGGGACCGGCGCCCCAGAGGAGCATCGCGACGAGACCGGGGCCGGGGTATCCGTCGGCGTCCGGGTCGGAGTTCTGCGGCGCCTCGAGGTCGACGATGTGCCGGGCGATCCACGGACCCATCAGGCGGACCTTCTCCTCGCGGATCTCGCCCGAGACCATGTCGCGGGCGTCCCGGATCGTCTGCTCGACGAGTCCGTCTCCGCCGTGACCCTCCTCGTAGAGCGCGAGCCCGCGTGCCGCGTTCTCCGAGACGTACGATGGGACCTCGACTGCCTTCGCCTCCGGTGCCGCCTTCGGGCTGTCCGTCTGCGGCAGGGACTCGAGAACGGAGCCGAGAGCCTCATACGCCTCTCGGATCGTCTCGGCCTTAGCGGAGAGGACCCTGCTGTCGCGGAGCCCACGGAGCGCGGACGCGGCCTGCAGGAGTTCCGTCTCGGGGTTCATGCCGAGGAGCGTCGGCCCGACCTCGAACAGGTCGACGTCGGCGAGTTCGCGGACGGTCCCGTAGTCCGGATCTTCGACGTCCTGAAAGGCGCGGACGAAGTACCCGAATGAGAACTGTGTGACGCGGCGCGTCTTGAGTAGGTGGTGAACCTGCTCCGCGCGGGGACGGTCGAGGTCGAACTTCATGGGGACCTCGAGCCCGGCGTCCGTCTCGCGGATCTCGGCAGGGTCGGCCCAGCCGACGAAAGACTCCGGGTTGTCCCAGTCGTGCGACCAGATCACGGGGATCGGGTCGCCCTTCGCCTTCCACTCCTCGAGCGAGCGCGAGAACGCTCCGGGGAGGACGCGGTCGCCGCCAAGGTCGACGTTCCCGAAGACGGAGACGAGGGCGGTCGCGGTGCCGTCAGCCTTAGCCTTCGTGACCTTCGCTGCGACGGTCTTGGTCTCCAACTTCACGGCTCGATCCTCTCCTCGTCGTCACCCAGGAGCGCCTGCGTCACGACGCGGTCCGCTAGCCCCTGAGCGGGGGTTCCTGCCGCATCGCTGCCTCCCTCGATCGGAGACTCACCAACGGGCAGCATGTTCACGGGCATGAATACGGTGTCAGCGACCGGGTCCTCGATGCGCGGGAGCCCTTCGATCGCGCGACGCTCGTTGATCGTCGTCGTCGACGCCTGCTGCGTCAGCATGTGCATACGGGCTCGAGCCTCGGGATCCGGGCGGAGGAGTTCGGTCGTATCGAAGCGGAGACGGAGCCCGTCCCACTCCGGCTCCCCGGTGACCAGATGCGCGTTGATCGTGTCTTCGAGGAGGACGAGGCGGGCAGCGATCGCGTCATAGAGCGCACGACGGAACTCCGCGACGTTCGAGTATTGGGAGAAGCCCGTCCCGGAGCCGACGAGTCCGAGGAGCGCGAGGGGGACGTCGAACGCTGCCGAGACTTCCTCGCGGGAGAACCGGCGTTGGTCGATGAGTTGCGCGTCGGCGGCGGAGAGTCCGATCTGTTGCCACTTGAGCCCGCCCTCGAGGATCGCGACGCGTCCGCCGTTCTCGGGTCCGGCGTAGAGTTTCGTCAACTCGTCGCGGAGTCGAGGGATGACAGCCTCGTTGAGACGGGAGTCGGAAGTGAAGGCGCCGCGCGGGGTCACGCCGTTCCGGAGGGACTCGCCCTGCCAGGTCGCGGCGGCGTCCTCGAGCGCGACGGTTCGGCGTAGGGACTCCATCGGAGGTCCGCCGGGGAGCGCGACGTGGATGACGTCCTCCGGTCCGATCGCGGAGGTCTCCGTCCCGATCGTGATCGCGTAGAGCGAGACGCCTCGCTCGTCGGAGATCGTCTGGACGTTGCGCCAGGGCACGGGCCAGAGTTCCGTTGGGGCAGCGCCGGGCGCCGGGCGGTACTTGAGAAGTAGCGCGTTCCCGTGGACCATCGACGACCAGCCGATGTGCGACGTGAGGGCGAACTCGGAGCCGCGCGGGAACGGAGACTTGATCAGCCGCTCGAGCGACGTCCCGGTCTCGCGGACGGACTGCCCGGTCTCGTCGAGCGCGTCGACGACCATACGGTTGCGCGCGATCCCATAGACGAGTTTGTTGATAACGGAGAAGACGATGGGCTGGGTCCGGTAGATCGCCTCATAGGTGCCTGCGAGTCCGTCGCCTCGGAGCAGCGGGACGAAGCCCGCCGACGGTCCGGCGATCGTAGGGAGGGAGAGTGGGCCGGGGTACGCCTTGACTGCGCGTGCCTTGCCGCCTGAGACGATGACCGTCACGCGTCCTCCAACGTCTGCATCCACGCGACCCGCTCGCGCGGGACGATGACCTCGCCGTCGACCTTCTCGATCGCCTCCGCTCCGAGGTACGCCGCATGAGACAGGACGAGGCAGTCGCGATACGTCCCGACTAGGACGCCTCGGACGCTCGCCCCGTGCGTCATGTGGACGACGACGGTGCGACGGGTCAGGCGGTCAATCCACCTCACGCGGTTCATGCTCCCCCGCCCGTCACGTTCCGCTCGCGTCGGGCTCGCTCGTCGAGACACATCGCGTAGGTCAGCCAGTAGCCGATGCCGTCGACGGCGTTGTCGATCTTGTGCCGGTGAACCTCGCGTGCGATCTTGACGCCGACCATGCACAGCGAGACTTGCTCGGCGGAGACCTCGACGCCGAGGATCGCCGTCCAGATCTTCGCGGCGCGGTCGAAGTCGTCGAGCGGGTGCCCGTAATCGTCGTTGCGGTCGCCGGAGACGAGGCTCGCGGCGTAGGCGGCGAGGTCGGACGGGTCGAGGCTCACAGGACTGCTAGATCGCTCCAGGACCCGGACCCCACGGTAAGCGTGACCATCCCGGCTGGCGCGTCCTGCCCGGTCTTGTGCCTCCACCACGTACTCCCTCCGTCGAGCGCTGGTATCTGAATGAATGACTTTGCGCCTGTCTGTTCGACGCGAAGGTGGTGAAGGTGTGCGGCGAGGAGCAGGGTCGCGGATCCGATCGGCTGCATCCCGTGCGCCTGCCCCGCCCACCACTTGACGGGGTCGCGCCCGAACTGGTGACCGTGCGCGAACCCGATCGGGGTCCCGGCGACGTCGAGCGTGATCGTCAACTCGTCGCGACCGGGGAAGACGAAGTGAACGTGGTCGAACCCGGAGGCGAGGCGGAGCGCGTCGGCGACCGCCGCCGCCCCCTCGACGGCCCAGGAGTCGTCGTATCGGCGGACGACCTTCCCGGCCCGCTCGACCTCGTCGTGATTGCCCGGCACGACCGGGACGACGATCCGCGCGGCGAGCGGAGCGAAGGTCTGGATCTGGTGGAGCATGAGGCGGCGGTACACGCGGAGTTGCTCGCTCATCGAGAGGTCGAGGCGACCCGCTGCCGCGAGAGCCCCGCCCTGGGAGACGAGTCCCTCGACGCAGTCGCCGAGCCAGGGGAGCGTGATCTCGTCGATCGAGCGCCCGATCCGGCGGAGGTCCTTGAGCCGGGCGACCGCTAGGTCCGTCTTCTCGAGGAACCGCTCGACCGTGCCCTCCGTCCCGTCGCCGTCGGGCTTCCCGAGTTGGAGGTCTCCGGCGGCGACGACGTAGGACGGGCCGGGCTGCCCGGTCGCCTCGGGTCGCTTCGGACGCTTCCGCCCGATGACGGCGAGGATCTCCTCGACGGGCTTAGAGCGCTCTCTCCGCCTGCGGATCGTCGCCCGGTAGTAGTAGAGCCGCTGGACGTTCCCCTCGCCCGTAGGGGCGTCCCATGCCCGGTACTGCACGGGCTCGACGACCTCGAACTCGAGCGGGTCGAGATCCCAGACGGCGAGGAGGTCGGACCAGTCCTGCGGAGCGGAGTCGAGCGGCGCGGTCGTGAGAGTTCCGGCGGTGCCGTCCCAGGCGACGCCGGGCTCCCAGCCGGAGGGATGCCGGACGGCGGGGGCTTGATACTCCGGCTCCGAAGGTCCGGCGGCGGCGAGTTCCTCGAGGTTCACTCGCCGCACCTACACTCGCCCCGTCGATGCCGCTGGATGTTGAACGGCTTGACGGGATGCCCCATCGCCTCGAGAGCGCGGGCGATGTGCGTCGAGGGGGCGTGCGGGTTCCCCATCGCGGCGCGGAGGGTCGCTGCCTCCGACTCGGGGAGCGCGGTGAGGATGATCCCGATGGTGCAGTTGGGACCCTTTGGGGGGCGGTAGGTCGGATCGGCGAGGGTTGCGAGGTCGGGCACGGCGAGAACCTCCACGGGTCGGTTGTGCCTTCCTGTCGCGGATTAGGCTCCCGTACTTGTCACTCTCGTCCTACGCGACACGCCGACGCCCCCGGAGGAGAAGGACCGG